ATTATCCACGGACATGTACTTTTCGACTACGGTATTCATCCACACATCTTTGGTATTATTCTTCGCGATCAATTCTTCCTCAGATAAACCCATGAAATTTTGGTTTTCAATGGGAGAATAATCATGATTTACACGCAACTCTTTTTCAGAGAGGGTAGCGGTAAAATCAACAGGCGGTGGTAATTCCAAAGACTCAGAAGGGGCAGAATTGCTCACATACAGGGATCGGATCATGATGGCAGCAGTGCCAGCAATGAAACCTAAACCTATAACTTCCAAGAGTGCTTTAATGTAGGGGTTGTACTTGTCGCGATGGGCCTCAGCCACATCAGAGATTGCAGTTCTACGATCAGACAGAGTTTGATAAGCAGATTGCCTCAAAAGAAGCGAATAACCAGATGCCCAAAACCACATAGTAAAACCAGTGGTGATAAGCAACATGTGGTACGATCCGCTAAAACAACATCTTTGAAGCAAGCCAAGGCCAAATAAGAAAAGGCCTCTCGCTCCATACGTATGTGCAAGTTTTATGCGACGACACAGTTTAACGTCCTGCAGTACAGGGGCAAGACGACGGACAAATCCAGTGTCCCAGAGATTGTCGGGTAGCCAATACCACCACTGAAGGAAATCCTCAGTGCTAATGTGATTGACTAAAGTGGAAACAACCGAATCAATGGCTTTTTCCCACCCCAACAAGCGGCCCAACCAGGTCCCAATAAAGGGAAATTCTCCCAATCTCTCGATGGTTGCTTTACGGGCGCTCTTCCAAAAGGAAGCTGCAACCCAGTCAGCAACTAAAGAAGCTGATTGCTGTTCAACTTCTTCCTCATGAGGGGGAAGTCTTTCAGGCATCGGGAGATCATCATGGACAGTACCGTGCCCGGAGGCAGCAATAATTTCCATGGCTGTTGGAATAGATCTGGGTGGTGGTCGGCCTCCACGGCCTCGTCCACGTCCTCGCTGATGTCCACGGCCAAAAGCACGCGATCGAACTCGATTCAGCATGCGATCCGTAGAGGAGCTAGAAGACGAATCTCCTTGCTCAGAGGACGAAGAGGAAGAATGAATTTGATAGTTAGGATCCGGCGGGGAAACAACTTCAACTTCATCCTTCATTTTGCCGCAGCGGCAAGTAACGCGGTTGCATTCCTTGCACATGGTATACGTCGCCTTATTAATGCGGGAGAGATGTTTCTCCTGCTGGGCATCGTGCTGTGCCATGATGAGTTCCATGTAGTACAAGAAATCTCTGGCATCCAATTGGTCCAAAACCACTATTTTACCAGTGGAGGGGTCTTCGAACCGCTTGGGCACATAGCCTGCTTTTACAGACGTATTTATCGTGAAGAGATGAACATCATTGAGCTGGTTGTTACCAACCCATACATGTTTAGGATTCTCTTCAAAAACTGCGGTATCAATCCCACCAACCGAATTGCGATACTCTGAACGCACTACAACATCGACCAAGATAATTCTGCGTCGGACTGAGTCCGGATCAACAGAAATAGCCTCAATGTGCATATGTCGGTTATTGGTGGAACCAATTACCATTTTTAAGTCTGGCATGACTTTCCCTTTTGATTCTACTTCAGCTTTGTTAGCAACAAAGGGAATATTGTTGCACGCTTGAAGGGCCGCGGCGATACCCATTGAAGGGTCATACGCCAATGGTCTATTGGCTACATCATCAAAAATCAAAACGAGTGTTGCATTTGTCACTTGAGAGTGATACTTATCATCAGGGGTAATTGAGCCTACAAGAGCAGGTTCATACTTGATTTTCAGCATTGCCATTCTAATTTTAATGAGAGCATTCATGAGACCACTTTTTCCGCAGCCAGGAGCGCCATGAAGAATAATTCCCACAGGTTG